TCTTAATCGCCATGATGACGCCCTTCGTCTTCAGGTTGTTCAACAGCGCCGGCAACGTTAGCTGAATGCTCTCCACGACGGAGGCGCTCGTGTCGCTGATGTTGTAGGCGTTCGACAACCCGTAGATGTCCGCCTGTCCGCTCGTCAGCACCGGCGCGTTGGTCTGCGTCCACTTGCTGATGTCGTCCGAGTAGATGACGTTGTTCGTCGTGCCGAGCGTGTCGATGACGGCGTACTTGACGCCGGCAATCGTCGAAATCATCGGGATGTTGGTGCCACGACGACGGATGTAGCCGTTGTCGTCGATGTCCCATGCCGGCCCCACCCGCGAGATGTCGTACTTCGAGCTACGGCTCGGCGTCGTGATGGAGCCGCGTGCCACCGCCGGAATCGCCGCGTAGTTCTGTTCGATGTCCGCCGGCGTGAGGAAGAATATCGCTTCCTCGAGCACGGTGACCGTGCAGTTGCCGCTCGTCACGCCGTCGGCGCTAGCGGAAATCGTGCAGGAACCAACGCGCAGGCCGAGTACTTTCCCGTTCGCATCGACCGTCGCAATCGTCGTGTCGCTCGAGGCCCACGTCGGCGCGATGGCGACGCCATGCGACGCCGCGTCCACCGCCGTGACCGTCAGCGTCTTCACGCGCCCCACGTCGAGCGTCATCGTCGACACGGAGAGCGTGAGCGTAATCGGCAGGCCGGGGACGTTGAGGTCCGTCTTGAGCGTCGCGAGCGTCTGCACCTCGGGCGAGCCGGTCCCGGCCGTCTTCCGGTAGAAGACTGTCGCCGTCGCCACATCCGCCTGCTTCGCGAGCGTTACCTTCCCCGCGCCGATGGTCGCCGCCTGTGAGCCGGTGCCCGGCCCCGCCGTCACATCGCCGGTGAGTTGGTTGATGCCCGACGTGACGCCCGCGATGAGCGCGTCGACTTCCGGCTTCCGGTAGACTACCGGGTCGCCGCCACCGTCCGGCGTGTTGACCTTGACGGTGCCGGAGACGGTATCGGTCGCCTTCGGCGTCGAGCCGGCCGGCGTCGCTTGGAGCACGCGAATCGCGGCGCGTGCCTGCGTGAGGTCCGCGAGCGCGCTCGTGAGCACCTGCCGGAGCGACGCTTGGTCCCTCTGGCCGTACTCGTTCGGCGCCGAGGGGAGCACGTAGCTCACCGGCGGCTTCCTTCCTTCGCGCTCAAGCGCACCAATCCCACGCGCCAATCGTCTTGCGTCACTTCGTCGAAGCGAACGCGCGCTTGCCGCGCGCGAATCGGACCCTCGTCGAAGTACGTCGGCGACGCAAGTGTAAACGGCCCGTTCAGGGTCTCCACGTCATCCGGATAGAAGGACGTGTAGAGGCTCAGGGAGACGTCGCCGAGCGTCTTGTCGTCCGGCACAACGCCGTCGCACACCATCACGAGGTCGCCGCTTCCGAGTTCGATGGGGCCGCTCTCGAGGTAGGGCTTGAACGAGCCACGCGAGGTCAGACCCGGCACCTCGTGCTCGTACAGGTAGCCGCTGGAATCGGCCATCCACATGTACGTCGTCGCGCCAGCGGCCATGCCGACGTTGCGCTGGATGCTGTGGTGCAGGTTCCAGTGGTTCTCGTTGTAGTTGTACACGACCACGCTGTCGCACTCCGTCGCCGTCGCCGAGCAGTAGTGCCACCAAATCTCCCCGTACTGCGGGAAGTGCACGGCGTACGTCTTGTACGCGTTGAGCAAGTTGAAGTTCGTGAAGACGGCATCCGCGACTTCGCACGGAATCGGCTGGACGTAGCCGTCGTAGCGGAAGAACTGGAAGTTGCTCGACATCCACATCGCGCGGCCATCGCTGACGATGAACGCGCGCGGCCCCATGAGGCCGCAGTTGTCGCCAGCCTGCTCGAAGCGGTAGACGAACTGGTCGCCCGTGTAGCTCGCGGTCCAGAGGTCGCAATCGGTCCAGAGGAGTGACTGGCTCTTCGCGCGGGAGCCGGCCATGAGCGTGCCCCGCGTTGCGAGGTCGTAGTCACCGGCCTGATTGGACTCGAGCGCGCTCCAGATGCTGATTTCCGCTTGGTCGCTCCACGTCGCCGTCTTGCCCAAGAGCGCCATGACGATGAACTCCGGCGTCACGAAGGCGCACGTCGCAAGCGGCGGCTGTTCGTCGAAACCCGTGACCGTCGTGTCGTCCGGAATGCTCGCCGGCGTCGCCGGCTGAATCGCGATGTTCGTGAGGGCATTGCCCGACGCCACGACATCCGCCGTGATGACGGTGTACTCGACGCCGCTGATGGTGAACCGCTCGCCAACACGAATCGTCCCGGTGAGCGTCGTCGAGTCGATGGTGATGAGCGAGGCGCCGAGCGCGGTCACTCCGACCGTGGCGGGCGTGCCCGTGTACACGACTTCACTCAGCGGCACCTTCGCCGCGAGGTGGGAGTTATCATTGTCCCAGAGGTAGATGTGCTTGTCGCTGGTCGACACGGCAAGCAAGTCCTGACCGAAATTGTCGAGACTCCACGTATCGGGGTTGACGATGACGGGCGTGATGCTCCCCGTGCCATACTTGCCGGCGCCATAGGCGCCCTTGCCGTACGCGCCACCGCTCGAATACGCGCCATCGACCTTGAGGGTCGTGAGGCCACTCGGCGTGATGTCGTGCGACGCGCCGCTCGAGATGCTGTAGAGCTTCGACGTCGTACCGACCGCGACGCGCGAGCCGCCCGAGTTCGTGCGGTAGGTGTACATCGTGCGCGGCTTGCCCGTCAGTGCACCGGCCGGGCCGCCGTTCGGCGAGCGCCAGCCCCCAATCGGCCGTACGGTCGACTGGTAGAAGCGAATCAAGTCCGCGTCGTAGTAGCGGCCCTTCGACTCGTAGACGGTGCCGTTCCGGTAGAGGCCGGGCGGGATTGTGAGGGGAAGGAGGGGCTTCTGCATTACGCGGCTCCCACCTTGAGCCAGAGCGCGGACAGCCCCTCCTTCTCACCGAACGCGATGAGCGCGTCGGTCGGCGCGTCCGGCATGCCGCCCCACTGCACGTGCGGCGCATCGAAGATGCTGTGGAAGTTCGCGCCGATGTGCAGGCCCGCTTCCATGAACGCTTCGAAGACGTGCGTGTACCACGTGGGGTCGCCCCCGACGAGCGAGCCATCGGCCTTGCGCTCGGGGTAGACGTCCCACCCTCTCGACTTGGAGATGATGTCGCGAGCGAGACCCCACTTGTGCCACGTGTGATTCGCGTCGACGGCCTTGCTCACGCTGAGTTCGTGGTAGATAGCGGCGAGTTCGTCCGAACGGATGCACTCGTGCGACACCGCATCGATGCCGAGCGCGTTGAGCGCCGCCAGCACCTCGTCAGTGATGTCGCGGAACTTAGGCGCCAAGCCGGCCGGGTCGTTCTGCACGAGCGACCGCGCCTTCTCTTCCAGTTCCTTAGAGGTGCCCTTCGGAATCGCCGTCGCCATGCTCCCTATGCTCCTTCGTCGTGCGCTCTCTCAGCGCGACTACGCCATTTGCTACCAATGCGCCGAGGACAGCGGCAAATCCGCTCGTCACTTGCGTCGACATCTTCTCGGGGAAGTACAACACCCCGATGACCCACGCGGCGGAGACCGCACACGCGCACAGGCACAGCAGGAGCATCGTGAGCCGCGACATCGAAGACTTCCCGCCGGGGTCTTCGAAAAACTCCCGCCAGAAATTACTCATTCATCAGTTCGGGAGGTGGAAGGTCGTCTCGCGGCACGGAAAGCCGTAACTCTCGGCCTTCTGTCGCCCGAGTTCTGCGCACTCCTTGCGCGCCATCGCGCGGAGCAATTCCGAGTCGAGGTCGACCCGCTTGTTCGTCGAGTCGATGCGCGCCGTGAGGGTGCGGTGGAACAACTCAATCGCGCTATCGCGCACAACATCGTGCGCTTGCATCTGCGTCACCGTGTAGGCCGTCGTGAAGACGGCGCCGGGAACTGATTTCACACCGATGAAGGTGAGCGCACTCGCGACCACGAGGATAGAGAGGTGCACCGAATACTTCGTCCAAAGACCCGCAAGGAAGGAAGGCATGACTTACACCGGACCCGTACAGTCTGCGTATGCTTGTGCCCATGTGGAAGCGGTCTTCGAATCCGCCACGGTTCCATCGGAGAGACGGTAGATGTCGACGCGGAACACGTACGCCGACGTGAACGGATGCCCCGCCGAACCGCCCGGCGTGGCGTCATCCTGCGTGAAGCCGGAGACGGTGTAGGTGTAACTCGTGCTGGCGCCGCCCTGCGTGCTCTTGAGCACGCCGTCCTTGTAGACCTTGATGCCATAGAGCGCGGCGTCGGCGTTGTCCACGACCCACGACACGACGATAGTCGCCGGCGTCGAGACGTGCACGCCGGGGTCGCCCGATGCGCCCGAGCACGCGCCGGCGGTGCCGGTCGCGCACGTCGGGTTCGCATGGAGGGACGGCGCGGGCGCGGAGGCGGTGTCGCCTCCGGCCATCGCCGCCATGAACGCCACAGGGTTCACGAGGTGATGGCCTGCTTGAGCGCGCAGAGCCGCCACGTTGTGCCGGCGTCTTCCGTGACGAAGCCGATGAAATCATCGCTCGTCGCAGACCACGTGGGGGTGCCCGCCACGGGCAGTTTAAACGTACCCGAGAGGGTGACCGTGTGCGCGCCGGGGTTCGTGAAGCGGATGAACGCGAACTGCGCGTAGACCGTACCCGTCGGCACGTTCGTGAAGTCGAGCGTGATGTTGCCGCCCGACGTGAGCGTGAAGTAGTTGCCGAGCGAGAGGTCGAGGTGCACGGTGCCCGAGACGGACCCGAGCGCCACAATCTTCATGCGGCCGGAGAGCGCGTCGACGCGACCGGTGAGCGTGCCCCCGGCCTTCGGGAGCGCCGCATCAGCGGTGCCCTTGATGGTCCACACGTCGGCGTCGATGCCGGCGATGAACGTGTTGACGTTGAGGATGGTGCCCCACCCATCATCGTCTGCACCCACCGTCGGAAGCGTCCACCCAAAGTTCGGAGTCGTCGGCATGCTACACTAGCCCCTTCGCGCGTACCGCGCGCTTCTTCTTGTTGACCTTGTTCGGCAGGCTGGAGAGGAGTCCCTTGTGGAGTCCCATGCCAGCGCCCGCCGTCATTTCCTTGCCGACCTTCATCGGAATGCCGAGGTTCGACTTCCCTTCCGCCGCCGCGAACATCGCGCGTACTTGAGAGAGGCTTGACAGCTTGCCCGAGGCAACTGCTTTGGTCATCGGCATCAGGAGAATACCTTCTCGAGTGGCACAGGACGGCGTGACGCGGTGTACTCCTCACGGTCCTTGAGCGCCATGAGCGAGGCCAACGCGGCGGCATACTTCTGCTCCCACAGTGGCACGCGTTCGTCGTTCTCGAGGAACGGCGCCGATTCTTTCAGGAGGCCGAAGAGGTACAGGTCCGGCGCCTCGACCAACACGAGGTTGCTCGTGTTCTCGTCCGAGAGCGGGACCAGCTTGATGAAGTACGAAATCTCCGCGTTGTACAGTCCGTCCGGCGTCGGCTGGACCAGCAACTGCTGATTCGTGCCGTCGTTGAACAGCGCGGCGCGGAGCGGGCGGCCGGGCGCGTTGCCCGTCTGCGCGCGCCGATTCGCCAGTTCCTCCGGCGTGGTGATGATGAGGGGGCGGTCGAGCGACGCGCTATCCGTCACGAGGCGCACACTCCGCAACTCCTTCACACCGGCCGGGAGATTGTTCGTCTCGGCCGCGATAGTGATGGTGGCGAAGGTCGTGTACCGGAGCAGGTCGCGCGCAATCTGCGCCTCGGCCAGCGTGATGAAATCACGGATGCGGGGACGGAACGCAGAACTCGTGCGGCCAAGCCAATTGGCGCCGGCGTCCTGCAGGTCGGAGTAGGAGGCGAAGCTCAAATGAGCCTCCCGAGATTGGTGCGGAGCGGCTTCTGCGCCGACTGCTCCGCCCACCGGAGGAACGCCTTGTCAGCGCCGGGGACGAGCGCGCCACCGGGCAGACAAATGCCCATCTCCACCAACTGCGGAACTGCGGCGGGCGGAATCCAAATGACGTGGTGCATGTCCATCCCGTCCTTCGATTTCCGGGTCTTGAAGCCGCCGGGCGTGTTCTTGCGGCGCTCGGCGACAGCGGCCAAGCCGGTGTCGGTCTTCCACTGCGTACGAATCTGAATGAGACCCGTCACCGGGTCTTTCTCGTACCACAGCTTACGCCGACCATCCTCTTCCATCAGAATCTCACGCGCCATTTAGAAGCTCCATCCGAGACCTAGCCCGGCCACTGCGTCGAACTGCATACGAGTGTTGATGCCGGCGGTCACGCTGACCATCGGCTTCGGCGTGAGTTTCGCCCAGAATGAAGGCTTGGATGCGTGCACGAGCACATGAGATGCTGTGTCGAGACGACCAGCGGCGGCGGAAAGCCGCGCAAGGCTGATGAGCGCATCAGTCAAGCCAACTTGCAACGAATCGCCTCGCGACTTCTCGGCGACCACGGCGCCCTGTAGGGCATGGATGGTCGCACTATCGCCAGCGATGAGTGAATCCAAGTCTGCATGGGCGCTCGGCGCCGTTTCGTTCCGCAGTTTCGCTTTCAGGTGCTCGGTCTCGGCCGCGCTGGCCGTCGCCTTCTTCGCCAGCGAATCGGCCCGCGCACTATCATGCTTGCTCGTCGCGATGACGAGGGCGATGATAGTGCGGGACCGCTCGACTTCTTTCTGCACGACCACGAGCGAATCGTGAGCCGCGTTGACTTTCGCTTGTGCTTCGGCAAGAGACTTGCTCTCGCAGGAGCGTACCCACATCCCCGAAAGGACGACGAGCACGACTCCTGCGATGGCAAGAATCTTGTTCGACACTAGCTGAGGTCGGCCGCGATACCCTGCGACTTCTCGTTGTCGACGATGAGCGTGTACTCGACGACAATCTGCTTCTGCTCGCTGTCGCCGGTCTTCGCGAGTTCGAACGTGAGCATCGGCTCGAGGTACCCGACCTTGATTTTGGCGAAGTCAAGGAAGAGCGCCGTCGACGCGTCCATGAAGCGGTCCGGAGCGATTTCCACCGTTCCGAAATCCGTCACCCACGCATCCAGCCCGCCGATGAGGGCGGACTTCTGAACCTTCGAGACGTAGTACGTCTGCGTCGCGATGCCCGTGAAGGTCGAGAACAACTGCTTGTTCGCCGAACCCGTCAGAATCATCGCGCCTTCCACCTTCGCGCCGCTGTCGAACATCTGCTTGACCACGTTCTTCGCGATGGTCAGCGTCAGCGGGCGGGGTGTACCCGGCGTGCGCGTCGCGTTCGGATAGGTCGTCCACGACGGGTTGGACCCGTCCGACGCCTTGTCCACGTTGGTCTTCAGGAACGCCTGAATGGCGCCGAGCTTCCGGATGGTCGCATCCGCGCCGGCCACAGCCGCCTGATTGTACAGGAGAATCGTCTCCATGTCGCGCTTGAGTTCCAGACCCTTGAGGATAATCTGGTAGTCCATCTCATTGCCGCGACCGGCCTTCTTGATGCGGTTCTGCGTGCGCGAGACACTCGCCGTCTTGGTCGAAATCTGGTGGTAGTTGCCGATGCGGGTCGTGGCCGTCGCGGCGACGAACGCCGCATCCGCGCCTTCGAGCACCGCGTTGGTGTGGTCAGGAGCCGCAAGCGCCTGATTCTGCCACTCGGTGAAAATCGTGTCGGTGCTGGTCTTGCCCGCGTTCGCCATGAACGGGGTGTCCGTCGGGTCGATACGGGAAATGAGGTTCGACAAACCCTCACGGTTTCCCTTCGAGTCGTAGGACAGGAACACATTGCTCGGGGTACCCATCTGATGAAACTCCTATGGTCGGCGCACTAACGTCTGCGGGGTCTCCCGCCGACGGCGCGCTGTGCTTGCAGTGCGGCCACCGCGTCATCCACGGAGCCGGTTTTCTCGAGCCGCTCAATCGCCTTCGCGGCCACCGTCGCCCGACCCGGAGCGGAAGCGATGCTTCCGGGGGTCAGCGCACGAACCTCGTTGATTTTCCGTTCCGCTTCCGGGCGCGCTTTCTGCGCGACGGAGTGCTTGTACGCGGCACGGAGCAGGAGCACAGTGCGGTGGTCGATGACCGAGTTCAACTCGTCCTCAGTGAAACCCTGAGACTTCGCGAACTCCTTCATGCCGGCCAGTTCCCTCGTGCGCACCTTCTGGTCCTTCCACGCGGGGAGCTTGGTCTCCAACATCTCGTTCTCGCGAACGAGGTGCGCCGTGAGCAATTTCTGCTCTTCGGCTTGGACCGCCTTCACGGCCTTGCTGTGCTCTTCATCGAGCGCGGCGAGACCCTTCTTGTGCTTGTCCCATGCGGCCCACTGCTCGGCGAACTTGGCGGGATTCTCCTTCTGGAGTTTGTCCCAATCCGGTTCCTTCGGCGTGATGGCGGCGAGGGCTTCCTTCACCTCAGCGAGATGTTCGGCGTATGCTTTGGCGGTTTCAGCAACCTTGCCCT